CAATCCTTAGCAGGTTCTTTGATTGCTTCATTATCATAGAAATACTTCTTATTCTTACTGAGTAAGAAGATATATTCATGTGATTTTGTGCAACGATCCCTTACTGATTCTGGCATTGGGTTTGGTTTGTGCCATATAATGTCTTGACGTAGATACCACCCATCAGCACGGAGAGCAAACGCAAGCATCCAAGGAATACCGATGAGATCTTTTTCTTTGAGTCCATCTATCTTGTTACCTCTTCTGGGACAATTAGTTGGGTGGTCTTGATCGCTAGTAGCAAGTGTTTGTTTTGCTAATGCTTGACCTTTACCAGGTCTATAGTTGTAATAACTATCACCTATGTTAACCCATAGTGTACCATCGTCAGTTAATACATCCCTAACTGATCTGAACACTTCCACCAACTGTTGTATATATTCCTCAGGTGATTGTTCTTGACCTATTTGATTCTCTTCATCCCCATAATTTCTTAATCCATAGTAAGGAGGTGAGGTTACACACATCCTTACTTTCTCATCGATTGTCTTGAGAGTATCTCGACAATCACCAACTAATGTGACATCAATACTCACTATCTGGCTCCAATGCAATCAGATATTCTAATGATGACACATTATCCTCAGCAGCTTTACTTATGACACCAGTAAACTTGGCAACCTTACACTCATATATGTCTAACTTATATGATGTACATAGTTTTCCTGGTCTTATTACACTTAGGTTCTCGATCTTGAGACAGAAACAAAACTCTCGATCAACTGAACCTAACTCTATTTCTAGAGAGTTAGATGCTGAGTTCCTTTTATCAGTGACAATAGCAGAAAGCTTGCCTTGGTTACCAGTAAAACAAATATCTGGCAACTGATAAGTGGATGCTATTCTCTGAATCTGGTTAAGGTTCGTAACGTCCAACGAAGTTGATACAACTGGGTCACCCATGTCCTGTATGGTCTCAGGAGGTTGAGTAACCATACGTTCTTCAGCATAGTAATACTTAATAAGACTACGCTTCGAAACAATATCTACACGTTGTTCTTGGAACTCAACGTCACCATTTTCCAACGTCTTGATACTGTTAATCAGGTTACCTAGATCATAGATCGGTGCCTGTTTCTTAAAAGTAAACGCAGGGAAATCTGCAGCAGCAAGAATGTTCTTGTTGTTTGAGATTGTTGCAACTTTGTTGCCTGGTTTAAACACAATAGAAGGGTTAATTTCTCTGAAAGAAGTCAACACTTCCATTTCATAATCAGTAAATTTCATCAATAGCTTAACTCCTGAGATGGGATGTCATTAATTTGCACGTCTTCAGGATAAGATGTTCCTGAGAAGTAATATAATAGTATAGCATAATGAATGATTTTTAGCACGTCATTTTTATGCTGTCCTTTTTTAGCATACCTAGAAGCATACTTAATAATATTGGATTGACAGAACGCTTCTGCTGTACCGATAGCCTCAAGTAGGTCTAAGGTCTGTACACTCTTCTCATCTTTAGAATAGTGTGATCTGTATGTGCCACCAATATAGTCTTGCACAATTTTAATAGTGTCGTTTTCCCTATACTTCATGAGAATCTTTCTAGTTGAGTAAAATAAACATCATCGCATTCGACATGAGATAATGCTTCTCTGACAAATGGATTTCTAACATTTGATTGGTTCCACCAGTGAACAACTTGTCTTGTTCCTCTAGTAACTGGTCTTACTTGATGTACTATACCAGTTGGATAGACTACTGCCCATCCTGCAGGTAACTTAGTATACACCGAGTAGTCACCTAAACGCAACTCTAACTCTCCACCTTCGTAATCTTCGTTAAGAAACAGTGTGGTGGAGACATCGAGTCGCATACCATCTGCGTTTGTAATTTCATCAGCGTGCCAACCATAATTATCTCCTTGGAGATATTCTTTATAGGTGAAACCTGATCTGTAATTACTGCATGTAAGGGCATCATGACCAGATCGATCCACATACATGTCAAGGATACCATCCTCGTGACTAAATCCTTTCATTTCTATACAGGACTTGAGGTGGTTTCCCACCACCTCTGCCTGTAGATTGCTAGTAAGAACTTGGTCTATCTGTTTCTGGTTCAGAATTCTGATCTTGTGGAACATATGCGTCAGGTAGGTCTACTTTAGCGTCAATTTTGGTGTAGAGTTCTAAGAATGACTCCTTAGTCTCATCGTCAAAGCGGTTTAGACATACTTTAAGTGCCTTCATACGGTCTTTAAAGATGGCAAACGCACGGATTACATGAACCAATCTACGAGTTGAGATTACTTCATCAACCCCACCTTCAGCGAAGGTTTTACGGATGATCTCTGCCCATGTAACAAGATTCTCTGTGTACTCATCGTCACAGCAGTTTAATTCTGTGCAATAGTTGTTAAGAATCTTCTTCTCATAGTTAACATTAGGGTATTCTTGCTCAAATGTCAAGGGGAACCTCTCTAGGAATGCTTCATTCAGTACATTAGTACCAACGAACCTACCATCGTCAGATCCTTTACCCTTAGTGTTAGCAGTTGCGATAACTGTAAATCCTGGAGCAGGTTTTACATACTTCCCAACCTTCTTGAGGAATACACCCTTGCCTTCCAAAATTGATTGTAGGCAGAGGATTTTATTACTGGCGAGGTCAAGTTCGTCGAGTAAGAGAACTGCTCCACGTTGGAGTGCTTCGATGACAGGACCGTTATGCCAAACAGTTGACCCATCAACAAGACGGAAACCACCAATAAGATCATCTTCATCTGTTTCTACTGTAATGTTTACACGAATAAGGTCTCTACCTAACTGAGCACATGATTGCTCTACACCGAATGTCTTACCGTTGCCAGACAATCCTGTGATGAATATAGGATAGAAGATCTTGGATTTTATAACCTTCTTAAGGTCGTTAAATGTACCGAATGGAACATAGTTTGGATCCTTATCGGGTACTAAGTCCTTACTTGCTAAGTAGGATGGGTCAAATGAATCAACGAGTTGAGTCTTTGGTTGTGTTGACTCTTTATAAGTCTTTTCTAATGCTTCACGAACTGTGAATGTCCAGTTGCCCTTGCTTGTCTTCTGCACTAGGTTGGAACATGATCTAGTAAGTCTTGCATATATGCTAGGAGTCTTTACTCCGAAGTGTTTTGCTGCGTCTGCTACTCTCTTGCTTGTAAAATCACCCTTGTCTGGTGATAAGAAGTTTAGTAGTTCGTCATTGCTGAAAGTTGATGTAAAAGGCATTGGATGTTTGTTTCTATAGTATAATGATATAGCCATATGGCTACGATATCAAGTGATAGTGGACACTAATAATAGTGTCACGCTATCTGTCCTGCGAAGGTTGATAGGAGTCTTCTGTTAGACCCTTTACCCTTAAGAGATTTCTTAAAAGCATTCCTCAAGTCACGCTTGTTTGGGTTCTCCTTGACCTCCATGGATGTTTCCTCGGTCTTAGGTGGAGCGATAACATACAACTCAGAGTATGCTGATGTTTTTACAATGGCAAGTTTGTCTTTCTTCCACTGTTTCTTGTACTCATCTTGCTCCCAGATACCTTGACGGTTTAAGTAAGAACTGAACTCTCTTGGTGAGCAGAGACGGAACCCAATTACGTTGCACCATGTGTATCTGTCTCTGATTACTCTAATAAGTGCTGAAGTCATACCATAACCACCGTTCTTGATATCTGTGTAGTACCTACCAGTTTTCTTATCTCTAAGAATAGTATTGTAACCACAGTGATACTCATAGTTTCTGTCAACGTAATCAGTTTTTTGATGTACATAACCAATTTGCTGTGCTTCACCATCAGATAGAACAACTAAGTGACATTTTTCTACACCATGTGCTGTTTTCCACTTAGGTAAAAGATCTACCATAGTTGCTAGTCCTTCGTTAAGTGGAGTTCCACCTAGTCCTAGGAAGTATGGTGGTTGTGGTACTCTCATTGAGTCATAACTGTAAGAATGATATCTCTCAAAGTACTTTCCAACTCTGAAAAGATTTCTAGCATGTCTAGCAAACTCTTTATTGTTAACTTCACTTGTCAAGAAGTTGTATAGTCTGAATCTTGCGTCCATCCATAGGTCACCTAGGTCTTGCTTTGCAATCTTCTCAAGAGAATCACGATCTTTATATCCATAGTAACCATCGTGCTCACATACGAAAGCATATACATCGAATGGGATGTTAACTTTATTACAGAACTGACATAAGTTGATAAGTTGCTTGATAGTAGGGAAGATTTCGTTGCTCATAGAACCAGACCAATCAAGTAGGAATACTAGACCATGGTTCTTACCATTTGGTACTGCTGTAATCTTTCTGAATATGTCATCAGAGTACTTGTACTTGTGAAGTTTAGTTGTATCAAGTGTACCAGTTCTTGATTCTGCAGAACGTGCATGTGATGTTGCTGCTTTCTTACACTCGAACTCTTTTACAAGGTATGATACGTCTTTTTTAGATCCTTGTAGGAACTCATGATACTCTCTATCAATCCAATCGAAACTCTTAGTACCATTATGAATCTCAGTGTCTTCTCTCCACACTTGCTCACATTTGTCCCAGATATAGTCAGGTTTTACAACAACTTTATCAGATTTTACTGTAGGAACGTTAGTGTAGATTGACTCATAACCATCTGTCTTTGCCATCTCTTGAGTTTTAGAATCAAATGACTCTTGAGTAGTAACTTCTGAGTGCTCTTCCCATGTTTCGCCACCTTCTCTACCGTGGTCTGGTAATTCACCTAGTGCTGAGTCACCACCGAAGGCATCAACATCATTTTCTGTCTTATCCCATGGTTGGTTAGGGTTGATGATCTCTTGATCAGGAGTCTGTTCTCCTTCTTCTTTTTCTTCCTTATCACCCTTTCCTTCTGATAGATCTTCACCTTCTGGAAATTCTGGAGGTGTTCCTTGACCGCCACCACTTACAGGGATTGAGAATGATGTCTCTTCCTGTGCTTCTTCCTTTTGTTTCTTATCAAATTCTGCTTTCATGTACTTAAATATATCCTTCGCAGCACTCAGTGCTTCCGCAAATGTCTCAGCAACCCCTACAGCGTCTCTGAGAGGTCTCTCAGCATCATTAAATGGGATCATTGCATATGAACCAACCTTAAAGTGAAGGTTAACTCTGTCAATGAATGATAGTTCCTCTATATCTCTGGTGTTTATGTCGAAGAAATCGATATCATTAAGTGTCTCATAACCTTTATAGAAGTCTTTTGTAAGACCAGGATACTTACGCTTCATTAACTTCTCAATGCGTGCATCCTCAGTTACGTTTATGAAGGACATTGGGACACCGATCTTTGTAGGGTCTTCGTTTGGTGTGAAGAGTGCGTGTCCTACCTCATGACCCACGAGCATATTATATACGTCATTGCTTGTTTCCCAGATTGGGAGTGTCAAAACACGATTCTCTACATCAAAGGATGCTGTTTCTACTTTCTTGTGCTCCACGACTAGATTCTCTGTTGCGAGGAGTTTAGCAAGGGTTCCTTTGATCTCGTGGTTCATCGTATTTTTTCGTATTTGTTTTGTATATACACATTATAATAGGAAACCCTCCGCTTGGGAGGGTTCAGTAGACACTTTTTTAAGTGGTTGCGTCTGGCTCGTGCTTGCCTTAATGCTTGTGGTTTTAGCTTTCGCTTGGGTGGCTTCCCAGAATTATGTTGCCAGTTGGGGGTTGTCATTGTCCTAAAAGGATGCTTCTGCTAGTGTATCATGTAAATCTGCAGCGTCAAACTGTACATAAGTCAACTCATCATTGTATACCCATCTAATCTTAGACCATATAAAGACAAATTCGTCTTCACTTAAGTCTAAAAAGAGTGCTCGCTCATTCCAATAGATGTGATAGGTCATGTGTCGTCTTGGATTTTCATGGTGGAAAAGTCGGACTGCTTATCGAATGAGATAATCCGTTCGAATTTATCTAATAGTATATCACCTTTATGGGATATTACAAATAGATTAGTATTCAGACCCAATCCCCTTAGAATCTTGAGTAGTTCATCAGTACTACCCTGATCAAGGGAAGAATCAAATACTTCATCGAGGATTAGTAAATTTGTACTAACACTGTTCTTCATCTTGGCGATTTCTCTCCAAGTAAAGAGTAATGCTAGGTCAATCTTCTGCTTCTCACCCTCTGAAAAGGACGCATATGAGAAAGAATCCCTGTATCTAGACAGTATATTCTCATTAAAGTTCTCATCAAGAGTGAAATTCACATAGAAGTCCATACTCTGAAGATATTTATTGATTTTATTGTTTATAACAGGTACAAATTTCGAAACAATCTTGGACTTGATACCATCATCCCTTAACAACCCAGACACCACCTTAAGATTGTCTGCCTGTTTGTTCACGTTGGCACAAAACTTCTCTTTCTCTCCTAATTTCCACTCAAAATGGACTAAATCCTGCTTCTCTTGCTCTAAATTAGTTGCTTCACTACCTACCTCTGTCATCAACCTAGTATTCTCTTTCAGAATACGCACCTCTTCCTTGGTTAGTGCCTGTATTTCATACCTATAACCGTTAACAACTGATGATTTCTCTCTCAGATCCTTTACTTCGGTGTCCATACTATTAATATGGTCTTTGATCTGGGTATGTGCAATATTATACTCTTCTACCTTATCTTTTAGTTCTGTAATCTTTGTGTGCTTAAGTGATTCATCAATAGTTTGAGTACATACTGGACAAGAATCATTCTTTTCGAAGAAATTCATGTCTTTTTCAGAGTCTTTCTTCTTAAGATTGATCTTGGTCTTCATTATCTTGACCTTCTCAAGTTTTTCTATTGACCTATCAAGTTCTAAGAGTTGTGGAGTGATCTTATTGATCTCCTTTTCCTTCTCTTTTATCTGATCTTTGATCTCTTCTACTCTCTTCTCATTATCCTCAAACTTTTTCATCATATTACCAGTAGTTCTCTGGTCTACCTGCTCTAAGTTCTCTATATTTTTTCTTTGCATCTCAACTTTCTGTTGAGCAAGATCTAATTCATACTCACACTGGTTTTTTTCTTCTCTAACATCCTTCATCCTCTCTTTGAGGAGTCCATTCATGAACGAGAAGATCTGGATGTCCAATATATCTTCGATAACTTCTCGCCTGTTAGGTGCGGTAAGTTGCATGAAGGGGACAAATGTGGATGAACCAAGGATGACGACCTGTGTGAAACTCTTGTAGTTGAGTTTGAGAATACTCTGTTCGAGATATTTCTGAGTATCTTTAACTGCAGCGTCCTGATCAAGGAGATCACTGTTCCTAAAAATCTGAAAGACATTTGGTTTAACTGCTCTAATTACTTTGTATTTAATAGTTCCAACTGTAAATTCCACCTCAACCCTGAGTTCCTTCTCATTAATACTGTTAATAAGTTGTGATCTGCTGATCTTTCTAAAGGGTTTATTAAATAAAGCAAAGCACAGGGCATCCAACATGGTGGATTTACCTGCACCGTTACTCCCTACAATAAGGGTACTCTGTTTTTCACCCAGTGGAATCTCTGTGAACTGCTGTCCTGTGGACAGGAAGTTCTTCCATCTGATCTTCTCAAATTTAATCATGCAATGAGGGAGGAAATACTATATCGTCAGGTTGGATGACAGTGTAATGATACCCAAACTGATGACAGTTTTCTTTTACTTGGTCTTCATCAATCTCCATCATTCTAAGATCTCGATTGTATCCGTCTGCAACCAAGTGTTGATGATAACGTTCAGCATCATCAGGGTGCTCAAAAATTTGGACTACTCTTTCTTTGAGTGTTTCATCTCTAACAGCATACACCCCTCCGCTTCTTTTGTCAACTAGAACGTACATCAAATCCTCTGTGCTTCTACATAAAGTGACTTAAGGATAGCAAATATTTCATCCTTATTATCAATTTCACTCACACATTTCTGTAAAATAGTTAGAGTGTCTTCTGCTTCTATAGAATCATCAACATCCTCTAAATGTAAGAACTGATCTTCTATAATTTTTAGGTCAGCAACATCAGCATCATTAATAGATTTTAAAGTCTTATCAAATAGAACTCTATCCTCCTTTGTCTCAACGATTAGCTTGACGTAGCTACCTTTTAGAGTGTTATATTGTATATCAGAGGTCTCTTCATCCTTATAAACGATCTTATGAAACATTTTGTTGGGATTCTTATGAAAACTTAACCTCTTAGTTTTAGTATTTAGTGTATGGAACCCTCTTTCTTGACCGTAATCATTCCAATAGAGTTGGTACGGGTTACCTAGGTAGTGAATGTTACCCTTTACACTCTTCATATGGAAATGACCAGTGCATGTTAGATCAAACCTATCGAATATAGAGGGATCGTCTCCGTGTTCCATGGTGTGACCTGGAACAGCCTCAAAACCGTTAAGCTCAAGATGCCCAAGACAGACGCTCGCATTACTAGAAGAGATAAGATCATAGGATCTCTTTCTGTTTTCGTCACATATCCAAGGTATAAGAAGAAAATCACACCCGTCAACAGATAGTTCAGTTGGCTCAGCGATAACTGTAATGTTCTCGTATTCAGCAAGTAATAGTTCTGGTGAGTTAACTCTAAGAGTGTTTTTGTAGTAAATGTCATGGTTACCTACCATCATATACTGCTTCACCCCTCTCTTTAGAAGAGGATCGAACCACATTTCTTTAGCAGCATCTAATGAGAAAAAATTAACATACTTTCTTCTATCGAAAGTGTCTCCTAAATTGATGATCGTTTTGATCTTATGCTTATCAATGAAAGGAAGTACTGTTTCGGTATAAAAGGTTCTGTATTTGTCTATGTAATATTGGTTGTCATTTCTGACACCAAAGTGTTGATCAGTTATCAGTAGGATCTTGGATGTCATACTCTATAGTCACCTTCTTACTCATCCTACCACGAGAATCCAAATATGTCGAGTGCTCTATATTGATGTCGTCTTTCATCATTGAGATCTCATCCAACAGCAGTTTTAATCTATCGTTTGTTCTACCCATAGCGTTGATTAGTCTCCACTCTTGACTTAATGTAGTTCATGTCTGCAGAGTTCTCGTTTCCATCTGTATGGAATACTTCTTCGTACCCTTTACGTTCCAGAATTTTTTCTCTAATAGATTGTTGTCTCTTCTCCTTTGCAATTCTCCTTAGATATGCGTAGTAAACTATCTGTGTGAAATAAGCAAAAGGATTTTTAGATTTCTCTGGGTCAAAATTGTGTATGTATTGGATGCAATTCTCAATGCCATCCCCAATCATGTCTTCTCTATACATATAGTTTATAAAATTTGGTCTATATGATAGGTGTGTAGCGATTTTAAGGAAGCATTCACCAATATAATTAGAGACACGAGGTTTAGGATCACCTGCTTCTTCAGCTTCAGTAATCTGTTGTCTATAGATAATCAACTCAGCTAAGAATTTCTTATTATCTACATAGTGTTCCTTCTTTTTAGTGGACTTCCGTGCCATAGTAGTCATTTATATTAACTCACGGTTAGCATAATTATAGTTCATGGTGACACAATTGTAAAGGGGGCTTGACAAACCCATTTACAATGGTTAGACTCAACACTGTTAAGGGTTGGAAGGATCCTTAGGCTCTTTTTTATACATATGCTCTAGAAACGAGCGTGCGTCCTCAACTTTGGCGATTAGACCCATATTAGGACTCAAGGGTACCTCTCCTCTCTCAGGTTCGTGTTCGTGTAATATTTCTTTCTTCACCCAACGTTTATACATTCTTATTGCGTCCTTACTCATAGGAGCAATGCTGATAACTGATCTTTCTTCGATGACGAAAAACTCTTCGTCGGAAAAATTCACCCACTTAATAAAACCAACAGCGATTTTTTGATCACTTGGTTGATTTCCTTCCATTTCTACGATCTTAGTCTTAGCAGGGTGCTGTATGAACAGAAGATCTTCCTTAGAGTCTGGATCTTTTGTCAACAAAACCTCACCAAGGATCTCCTCCCCAGTAATGAGTTTGACTGTACCGTGAAATTGTTCGTCGTGTCGGATGTAGTTAATCATTTTTTAATTTAACTTCTTTGATTTCGTAATCAAAATTCTCTTCCTCATATATTTTTCGTCTTGCGACTAAATGACGAAGAGTATAGTTAAGTTTGGAACCTCTCGCACAGTCATCCGCTATATCGAATAATGTAGCCTGTGCTTTGTTCTCACCTTTCCTAAGAACCCTACCAATAGACTGAAGATTTCTGACCCTCGACTTTGATGGACTCGCAAATATAACATTGTGCAGATTCTTAATATTGATACCAGTAGAGAAGGTTCCATAAGACGCTAGTATTATAGCATTCTTTTCCTTCTCACATATAGAACGTGCTTCTTCACGTTCCATAGCATCTATACCACCATGTATAAAGAAAATCTTACGACCTTCCTTTACTTTACTATTTAGCAATTCCCATAAAGGTTCTCCGTGTTTTTCGACGTAGTTAAATAAAATCAATGTGTTTCCCCGTAGATCACACGCAAGATTTATGATGAGATTATTGCGTTTTGGGTGTGTAATTAGGTAATCTATCTCCTGAAAATAGTCATCAAACGGTACAAATCCATGCTTACATAAGAGGATACACACCTTCAGTGGTGTTAGGTGTCCTTTTTTCATGAGATCTATGGTCTTAGTTACCTGATCCACCTTACCAAACAAACCTTCCAACACTAATTGATGAGTTTCCATACCATCTAAGGTACCTGTCAACCCCACTCGGTACTTAGCGTCATGACATTTGTTGAGAATCCCTGTCAGACTTTTCGCTTTGTAAAGATGTGCTTCATCCCCGATAATGACATCAAAACGTTTAAAAAATTTGCGGGGTTCCTTATAGATGCTCTGCCAAGTACTGATAACCACAGAAGAGTCCACATATTTTTCTGCACCTGCTTGGATTTTATGTATTTCATTTGTTCTCCATCCATATGATTTAAAATCTTTTGCCAACTGTTCTACTAAAGACACGGTTGGTACTATAATAAGTATGTTTCTATCAAATTTTAAGTGCCAACGCACTATGGCATAGATGATCAGGGATTTTCCTGATCCTGTTGGGGATAATAAAAGTTTGCGATGGTGCCTAAGTGCCTGATAAATTGCTCGTAACTGGTAGTCTCGTGCTTTAAAAGGTAATCCCAGTGATCTAACGTAGCCCGCAACACTCTCAGGGCTGATGATAGATTCCCAATCGTCTGGTCGTCCATAAGTACTGTCCTCAATGTCAAATTCATAACCTTTTTCTTCTAAGAAATCAACAACATAATCAAAAAGACCCGCATATATCTCACCAGTAGCAGGTGAATACAAGCGGATCTTACCATCCCATTTCCATTTTTGGTACTGTGGCATATACTTAGCACCTGGAACATCAAATATAAAATGTTCACTCAGTTCCTTGTGTACATGCGGTTCGGCAGTTACCTTAAGGTAAACCTCGTTTTTCTTGGTGATAACTGTCATCAATAATTCTCATACTTCCTCAGTTCGATAACGTTTTTAATCTGAAATCCTCTATTGGAGCACTGTTTAAGAACGTTCTCCAAATAATTTATACAAGTTTCGAGGTAGTCCATTTTTTGTTTGGTACGGATGAACTCATCATCTGCCCAGATGTATGTGTTGAGGTCACCTTTGAGTACCTTATGGTTAAAGGGATTATCTTGGTACACCTTCGATGGTGCCTTACCAGAATAGTACTCAAACTTCTGTTTATACATGCGGTTCTTCTTCATTTCAGCATCAGACAGCATCAGTCTGAACTGAGACCACAAGTTTAGGTACTTTTCATGTATGACAGTTACCTTAAAATTTTCCGTGTCAAGATCGTTCTGGTCGATTTTACAATCTTCCTTCCACATCTCACGGATGTCATCAAGATTCATGCTAATTCAGTTCTTCTCTTACCTATTGTATCTTGGATGTCGTATAGATCGTAACGAAAGCTCGCTTGAGCTACAGCATACTCCGTACCATCTATTGTAGCATTAAATTCTAGTGCTGACAAGGAGACAGGGAACATGTTCTCAAACGTGACAAAGAAATTTGTCTGAAAATTACTGTTTAATACTGCTAGTGATCCATCAGAACGTACATTGGTTAGTATTTTACCAGTGTCCATCTTCTCTTCTGACCTATCTTCTAGGAAAGTTCTTTCTGCTAGAGTTCTACCAGTTGCCATACCTCTCATCCAGTTATGGAGAATGAGATAGTTCTCTAAGTCCTCATCAATAAGAAACTGTAGATTAAGTGGTTCATAATTAATACCATGTGAATCCCACGGTATAGTACGACCCATAATTGTGGGTTGTTCTACCTGATTGATACTGATACCAGGAATGTTTGCGGTCTGTGCAAAGTAAGTTACCTTAGGATAATCTGCCAAGACAAACTTAAATCCAATAGGAGATAAAAAATTTCTATTTTCTATCTGTCCTTGGAATGAGTCGTAACCTTTATTACCTAGGTATGATCCCGCCATTACTCTTCGTCTTTTTGATTATTTAGGTACTCAATGACCTCATCATGATCTTTTGCTGCTCTTTCGAAGGCAGCATACTGTGCTTCTATACTAAAATTATCTAATCCTTCTACCTCTGAGGGTTCCTGTTTGATAATTACCTTAGATTTTTCTTGCTCATCCCAGTGTTCATGTAATTTATCTACCTGCACATCAACATCTCTCATAGTATGCTCTACTTTAAGGTCAAACCACACTCGTTTTAACCATGCTATGAATCCCAAAGAGAAAAATTTTACGAATTGGTTGGGTTGTTTGTTTGCCCATCTCTCCATCTTGGCATACCAAGGGTCTACACCTGGTCCAAATGTCTTTTCGAATTCGTATTTCATTAGTCGTAGATACCGTACGGTGTTAAATCATAATAAGGAGTTTCTAATGGTTCACCCTTACGAGGTGTTGGTTCACCTATCTTTGCTAAGATATCAGCAGGTATTTTCTTCTGACTAATATCATAAGGTATGGGTGCATTTGCTACACATACCCTTACACATTCCCACTCTTCTTCTGTGAGGTCATAGTTAGTCATCATGATCGTCCCATGGGTCTGCTAGATCTTTGTTGTCAAAAAATGCTTTGTACACACCAAACGTGGTGAGTCCTGCAACCAATACAATAAATGAAATTGCAAATGTCACATTGGGATCAGCATTATAATGTGGAATAATTGCATTACACTTAGTCCAAGTACCAGGTAATGTATACACTGGTGGGCATGATAAAAAAATCATCTTCTTACTACTGCGGGAACGTCACCATCACCCTCATCATCTTCGTCATCTTCATCAATCCATGGATCTGATATTTCCATGCCATTGTTAATACGATTCTGTAATGATGCGTGCAACGGATCTTTGGTGAAGTTAACAACCATTAACTCATCACCATTTTTTACATCCTTTAACTCAGGATGTACAGGTGTCAACTCTCTCTTCTCTTTGATAAACTTATCATTCCAAAACATCAATGTAAATGCCTGATACAATAAGTATAGAGAACATATCGTAAATATTATTACCATTAAAATATTTATATCCTTTGTCTAGAAGAGGTTTGTCCTTGGTATGTACTCTTTTGCTTTTTGTATGTACGGTAAAATTTCAGACTCTACTCTTTCTGCTACCTTATCTATTATATTAACATCAATATGCATAAACGGAGGAATGATTCCCAGTATTCTAAGAAGTCCATCAACAAATAATGCAAGAGTAGTAAACCCAAGAATCATAGAGATTATAGTTGCTTCTCTATTGTGTTTTGCCATGGATGCTTCATCTATTCTTCTGGCTTCTTCTACTGCTTCCCTGATAAGGGCATCAACTTCTGCTTTTGTATAGAATTGTCCTATTCCAGGTATGTCATGTAAATCCATTAGCCTCCTATTGCCAGTATTCGTCGAGTCTTTCTAATACATTCATTAGAATTCTATTAGCAGCTCCACGTTGACGGTCATCCCATTCTGGGTACCACGTTTTGTCATGAAGACCTGTCTTCATCTTCATAATATAAGCTGTCATGTTCACTTTGTCAAGCCTTCCGTTCATTTTATACAGATCGTATCCTAGTATTTAACATAAAAAAAGACCCCCGAAGGGGTCTTTGTAAAGTATATAAGCGATTGCTTACATTAAGTTGTCAACAAGAACACGTCTGTAGTAGCGGTTCTTATTAGGATCAAGATCTCCACCGCCTTGGTCTGTGCCTTCCGCAAATGGGTTAGCAACCATACCGTAACGAGTCTTAAAGCCAATTTTAGGTTGGAATGTATCCTGACCTACGGCTCTGACCATTTGTAGAGGTACATATGGACAATAGAACAGACCTGCGTCGTATGCTGAACTACCTTTGTATCCTGCAACGTAGAAGTGTCTGTCACTTACGTTTGCTGAATAAGGGTCAACGTACACTTTGATGCGTCCGTTTAATGTTCCTGCAAGTGTGGAACTATTGTCATCTGGAAGTAAGTTTGAGTTTCCAGCTAAAGCAGGTGTGTAATCAAGTACACCAGCCATTGATAGAGCAGAAGCTACGTCTGCAGAACATATTAGAATGTTCCCTTTTCCACGACGAGTTTCATGCCCGATTGCGTTCATGTCTCTTTCGATCTGGAATAGAAGACCTTTAAACTTCTCAACTGACCATCTACCGTTGGAGTCAACGTCTAGGTCAAATACACCTGCAGTTGCTGTATTATTCTGTGCACCAGGTCTTGCGACTTTGTATACAGATCTTACAACTTCACGGTTGATTTCAGCAAGTACCTCAGTTGAGAGGATGTTTGCTAATTCAGACTCAGCGTCTAAACCGTGTACTGCCTTAAGGTCTTGTGCCAATTCTAGAGAATACTCTGCCTTGAGTGCTCTGGACTTCGCAGTCACAGTAACTTTCTCAATGCTGAAGTTCATCTCAGCGAATTGGTTACCAGAAGCGTCACCCAATGCTTCAGACTCAGCTGTTGGCATACCACCTGAGAAGGTGTATGTGCCAGAGTCATTTAGAAGACCTGGATTACTTCCTGATTGAGCAGTCCTTCCTAGGTCAGATGCTGCGTTTTCTGCTGAAAACTCTGAATCTGCTTCGTTGAAGAATGCTTCTGATCCTGCTGTACGGTTTGTGCCGTAGCGTGATCTCATCGCAAAGATAAGTCCTGTAGGACCTGTCATTGGTTGAACGCCTGCGATGTCATATGCGATCAACTTAGGCATTGATCTACGGATCAATGAAATGAGAACTGGGTCGAAACCTGCGACTGGACCTGTTGCTGTGCTACTACCACTGAAACCTGCAGTACCTGCAGACATAGTAGGAGCGGCTTCGGTCAATACGCCAGCTTCTTCCTTAATAAATTTTTCTTGGTTCTCTAGGAGGACTGCGGTAACTGCCTTTCTGTAACTATCTTTGATCTCTGGTAGATCTCCGTGAGTTAGGATAGGGTTCCACTTCTCCTGCAAGTGCTCAGAATTGAACATTTGTGTGATACCTCGTTAAGGATGTGGATTGATTATTTGGACCAACGGGAGAGAGCTTTTACATAAGCGTCCATTCCCTCATTGATAGGTTCTACATTCTCTACCTCAGTATCAGCGGAAGGTGCAGTTGCAGCTTCTGGTGACTTAGATGAGAAGTAAGACTCTCTGAGTGTTTGGATTTGCTTTTTGTAACTCTCAGCATCATTAAACTCAACAGCCTCTGCGAGAGCAGACAGTTTTTCGCGTTGCGAAAGGGTCAAACCCTCGGACGCTTCATTCACAATCCCATTCTTAATATAGCCGCCAATCTCTTTGTTAAGAGTAACATTCTCTTCGATTGACTGGTTGAGTTTTGTTTCCATTTGATCTAGTTGAGATGTCATTTCATCTACTAAATCAAGTTTTTCTTCGGGGAGCTCAATGTGATTCTCCACGAAAACTTTTTTGATTCCGTCAAGGACGTTTTCTGCCATCTCATTCTTGATACCGTGCTCAATAGCAAGGGAGTTGGTATCCATCCAGTTTTTAACTGAATATGAGAGGTAGTCGTCAACCTTCTCTGCAAGGTCAGTCTTGACTTTTTCAATTTCTTCTTCTAAGACTTTTGCATACTCATCATGCATACGTCCTAGTTCTTCGTTTAGACGAGTAACAACCGCTGCTTCAAAGATAGTCTTTGCTTTCTCTTTGAATTCTTCACTTAGGTCTTCGCCTTCTGTAAGAGCCTGCACATCAGCAGAAAGATCTACTTCGATTACTTCCTCTTCTTTCTGTGCTTCGTCTTCAGCAATTACGTCACCTTCAGGCTCATGTCCCGCCTTGACATCGCCCTTCATTGAGTCTACTGTTTTTCCACTTGCATCAGATGGTTTAGTTGCAGGAGGTGTTGCAGTAGGTCCGCCACCTGTTTTGTACTTGTTAGAGTCATCATCAGGTTTGGAATTCATAGGTGTAGGTCCACCAAGATCTTGGTATCCTGCTTGACCAGGTGTCCCAGCTTCAGATTTTGGCATCGGATCCGCAGGTTTGGCGTTTGCAGTAACTGCGTTTTCATCCAGTGATTTTTCTTCAATTTTAGACATCATTGTCTCCTAAGTGTACAAAGGGCGGTAATTGCTATAGTTATTTATATATTAGAAACTTTGAAGGTAGTCATTAAACGCGGAAAGCTTCCTTTCCTCCATTTGTGACCTCTGTGCAGTGCTAATTCTCTTGCGGATTTGCTCTATTGTTTGCTCATGAATGGCACCATTTGCGTAAATCCATTCTTTTCCTTCCATAATACCATCGACAAAAGCGTCGGGTGCTGATGGATCAGCAACAATATCTGCTGCAGTTGCAAGCATGAAATCGTCCATTACGACTTTCATACCGTTTTCTTCTTTGATTGTCCCCAGTCCTCTAGAGGAAACGCCAAGTTTTACACCTTCGTCTAGAAGATTCTTAGCAATGTTACCCATAGGAGTGTCGAGGATTCTCGCTCTTCCAATAAAGTTATTACCTTCATTCTTTAATGAGGTAATTAAGTGTGACACGCGGTCTAAGTTAATTGTAGGACCATCAGGGTGACCCAATTCTCCTAGTGCACGTCCTTTTTTAATGTATGATTCGTTATATTTATCAACTTCTCGCTGAAGTGTAGGGACAGGATACATACGACCATTTCTATTTTTGATCGCACCTTGAAGAAACACACCTTCTATGAAGTGTTTTTTCTTTCCATCTTTTCCTTCGGTTATTAAAACCTTAGCGGTTTCAATTTCCTCCCTGATCAGTTTCATCTGTAGATTCCTCTGGTTTTACTTCAGTTTCAGTTTCAGTTGATGCTTCGGGTTGCTCTACCTCTTCCTCTTCGGGAGGCTCAGGTGTAAGAATAGACTTACCAACCTCTGCTTTCCTAGCATCGATTGCGTCAACAGCAGTAGTTTTCATTCCAGTAGCAACGTAATCACTTACGTCTTTCTTTCCTGCAAATAATGCGTTAACTATATCTAGGGCTGCTTGTGTAGGCATAATAATAACAAAATATGTAGTTATTTATATATTTCCTTGCTCATAGTCTGCGGGATCTATTCCCTGCTGTGCAGGATCAGGTTCTGGGGGTTGTAATGCCATCTCCATTTGCTGCAATTCTAACTGCTGCATCTGTACTGGAGAGACTAATTGTCCAGACTTCATTTCTTCATCCATTTGCTTATCTATTTCGTTGAATTCCATCTCTGTTTGACGGAGTATTTGACGTCTTAGATACTCAAGTGAGAAATATTTACCTGCGTATGGATCCATTTGTTGTAACAAAGCCATTCTTTCCGTTAGGATTTCCTGTGCTTTGAGCTCCGAGAAGTAGTTATCCGCAACGTAATCGTATTGAATATGCTCCTTCATATCATCCCATTCTTCCAAGGTGCATACACCTTTAAGGACTAACTGAGTTTTTAGTAGATCATTGAATAGATCACTAAATCTCTTGCGGAGACGGACTATGAATTTTTGGAATTTAACTTCGTCTCTAGTGATCTCAGCGGATCTTCCTAGGTTGAAGCTTGAGTCAGACTCTAATCTAGACTCAGGTACGTTGAGTGCACGATATAATTTCTTTTGGAAATACTTGACATCTTCCAATTCACCTAGGTTTTGTCCACCTGGCAATGTAGATATCTCTGTGCCTCTACCACCTTCACGTCTTGGTAACCAGAAATCTTCTAGCATAGACATGAATTTCTTGTCGTCTCGAATCTCACCAGTGTCTGCGTTATACACTAGTTTGTTTCTGTATCGACTCATTACCTCGCGGAGATATTGCTCTGCTTTTTGTTTAGGTAAGTTTCCTACATCGATATAGAAGATTCTTCTTTCGGGTGCTCTGGATAGACGATAGATAACCAGAGAATCCTCAATCATTCTTAGTTGATTGAGTGCTTTGATTGCTTTATGTAGGTGAGATAAAACAATATTTCTATTCATGTCCCTCTTACCAGAGTGGACATAACAGATAGCGTCAGGTGCAATCTTTACACCTTTGTTTTCAAATCCACGGAGTCCTTTAGGAGCATAGATGTAATACTCAAGTGACTTGGGTACTAATGATTCTCCTTGCGGATCACCAGGTCCGTTTGCTAAACCTGATCCGCCCTTTCCTCTGTCAAATTCGACAACTTTTTTAATTTTGCGTGGATCGATATACCTTAATTCTGTAATACCTTCGGAAGGTTTATCAGGATTAATCATCTTATGGTAGAAAAGTCTACCATCGATATACCATCTACGGAAAATATCGTATGCTCTTCTGTCAAAGTCTAATAGAGATAAGACGTTTTCAAACTCTTCTCTAATTCTTTTCTTAAGAGTATCACTTGCTTGCAGGTTTGATAACTCTAGATCAATAGGGTGATCATCTAATTCACCTGCAATCGCTTCATTTACGACATCATTGATTGCTGCATCCGCTTCTGGGTGCAGAGACATCTCACGATATCTACCAATGAGATCCATTTCTGTACCTTTGGATGACTCTTTGTCTCCAAAATCTACATACTGACCAAAGTAACCACCTGCTACAATGGGTTCGGCAGCATCCTCACTATCTTTACGCACGAAAGAAGGACCCTTAGCTAAAGAGCCCTTCTTCTTGCGATCAAGAGAATAACCAAATAATTGTGCCATTCAAAAATGTAACTAGGTTATAGTTATTTAGCGACTTCCAAAAACTAGTTTTTAGGAACGTGATGTGCTGCGTTAACGTCTGACGCATAAGTCCAGTACTGAACCTGAAACTCAACTGTGTATTCTTCTGGTGTGTCGTTGCTATCCCATGCAAGATCGATTGCTGAGATGTTACTTGGCCAGATACCTTCAAACTTGTATGCTCTGGTTTGCTCAGACTGTCTGTCATACTGACGGACAATAGCATTTGTTTGATAGTTAGCAGGTGAGTCGAATGACTGGAAGTTTTGTTGTAGTGCTTGGATCTGTGTTGACCAATTCTCCAACTGATTTCTAATCACGAAGTTAGCGTCGTTTAATACAGTAACAGTCCATGGTTCGAATGTCCTGTCTCCTGCGATTTTAATTGTCCTTCCTCTGTAAGGAACTTCAATTACACCAACTGTTGATGCGGGAATGTTTGCTGCTTTAACTAGAAGTGTTGCAAGGTTTCCACCTAAAGGTGCACTTGCTGCTTCTGTTTCTGCTGCGTCTGCTGCTCCACCGCTTCCGCCGATGTTTGCAGTGCCTGTAAGTTGAGGGAATGTTAACTCTACTTGGAACAGATTAGGGCGGGCAAGGTCACCTATCTTGTTTCTAAAGTCGAAAATAGGAGAGTTAATCTGCCCCCCTTCGACGTTGTTTACTGCCATTTTAAGTGTCTCCTATTTTAGTGAATTGACTACGAAGTCGTAGCACGGTTTACTTAGGTTGCAACTTCAGAGAAGCTAGCTCCTGTCCTTGTTGCTGTAAAGGTAAGTGTAATGAAGTTAATAGATCTAGTAGGTTTGATGAAGATCTCAGCGTAGAATTCTCCTCTGTCAATAGACTCAGGAGGGTTGTTTGTGCTATCACAGACAACCAAGAAATCAGTAACACCACGACGTGATTGTACGGATCTCATGAAAGGTTCTACGATATTCTTGAAACCTTGACGAGTAAACTCATCATTCAATTCAAAGAGTTGTGTCTTAGCAGCCTGTGCGATTGCTTTTTCTAATACTAAGAAAAGGCGTCTCACGTTGATTCTGTCGAATGCAGACTGATATGCTAGTGCAGTCTTGTCTCCGAAGAGGACGATTCCTTCGCCAGGGAAGGCAACAACTGGGTTAACTCTAGCAGCGTATAGTCTGTCTCTGTGATCTTTTAGAGGTGAGTAAGCAAGTTTAACTGCGTTACGAAGTTGACCTCTATTGAAACCTGCAGGTGAGAACCATGGCTCCTGATTTAGAGTTGTGCTAAGTGTTAGACCTGCAACGTCAGCGTTACATGGAATGTAACGATAGACATCGTTATAACGGTCATAGATGTATTTGTAGTTACTGTCAAATACTGCGTATGAGGAAGATGATAGTTGATCAAAGAAACTTACAGTCTTGTCAACGATATCTCCTACTGATGCGATTCCAATAACATCGCCACGATAAGGTGAGATGAATGCCATGCAATCTTTACGAGTGCTTGCAATATCGATTACCTTTTGTGCCTTAGCGATTGTATCGCTCATGTTACTCATGGAAGGACCCATGAGGACGTAATCCACTTCTTCTGTTTCAGCATCGCTGAATAGGTCGTAACCTGATAGAAGTGAAGGTCTGTCAACAGTATATCCGTCTACTCCACCTTGTAGGTGATACTTGACGGTGCCGTTATTCTTTGTCCCGATAACAGGAATACTATTTGGATCAAGACCAGTGATGTTATCTCCACCGTATAGTGCAGCATCTGCCTTGATCAAGTCAAAGTCACGGTTTACTACGCTTCCACCCCATGATCCGTCGGCTGTGCCAGAGCGGTCAAAGATGTTAGCGGTTTCGTGTGATCCCCAGTAAACATAGGAGGATTGATTCATTAAAACATCGACGTAGTAAAGTGACTCACCTTGTGGTGACTTAGCGTCTGATGCTTTAGATAGGTTTGTGAATTTCTCTAGTAGTGAGCCAGGTGTGCCTGTTAGTGCTCCGTCTCCATCAAGGATGAGGACGTGTAACAAGTCTCTGTATCCACCACGCTCATCTGCCCATGCTGATGTGCCAGGTCTTGGAGCAACGTTGATCCACTTCTGGTTGTAACCATACATTCTTGACTCATAGTCACTACCGACTGCGATAGCAGATACAGTAGCAGCGTTTCCGTCAGTTACAGTTTGGTTTGCTTGGAATAGAGGTGATGTTTTGTTTAGAGATACTCTTAATTCTCTTGAGATAGATAGAATCTTACCTGATGTGCCAGATGCAGATCCAGGTGATCCACCATTGTTTGCCAACTCAGTAATTGTGTCGCCAACTTCCCAGTAGTCTGATGCAGTGTTATCAATACTTATTTCAAGTTTCTGTGTTTCCTTGTCGTATGCAACGATACCACCAGTGATGTTACCAGAAAGTCCAGTATAGAAGTTACCTGCACCGAAGCTACCAACTAAAGTTGAATTCTCTTCAAGTGTAATGACAACTGTGTAAGAGTAGACTTTACCGAAGATGTTAGCAGCGGAGTAAGAAACTTCCGCACCTGATGCGAATTCCCACTCAGCAGATCCTGGTTGTGATAGGTATAACACCTGATCAGCACCTGAGTCTGTTACTACGACTCTAATGCTATTACCGTGTGTGCCTGCAGTTTTACTTGCCCACTTCCAGTTGTTAGAAGCATCTTTAACTGTTGACTCGTATGCATCTAGATTCTTAATTAATGGAGCGGTGATACCAGTAGATGTCTGCTCATTAATTGTTGTCTTGTTTGATGATACTGTTAGGAGTGTAACAGTTGATCCGTCAGTGTGTGCAGCAGCAGTTGTGCTTAGTGCTCCACGAGTTACTGTAAGGTTATTACCTACAACACCAGTAACTTGAAGAATCTCATCATCAATCCTAATGTAGGAGTTTGTACCTGCACCAAGTGTAGATGCAGAAGCAACCGTTAATGTTGTATCAGAGTCCGTATATGTCCCACCTTCGTTAATAGTAGAAGATGTGCCTGATGTTTCAATCAGTGTGACTTGTGATCCTGCTGCGTGTGAAACCCCAGATGTTTGTAGTTGTGCACGAGTAACAACTGCATCGTTACCAGTTACAGATCCGATCGACATAATTTCAGCGTCGATCAATAGTAGATCTGCGACGTCGAAATCAGTTGTAGATGTAACTGTTAAAGTTGTATCAGTTGCACTGAAGACTGTGTTTGTAAACTGTGCTGTGTCAATGGCATTCTTAAGTGAGTTGCTCATTGCACGGACAATCTTCATGGTGCCACCATAAAGAAGATATTGTGCTGCACTAAACCAATACTCAAAGTTTGAGTTACTTGGTCTACCAAATATTGCGAGAAGCTCTTTCTCACTAGTTACCGAGGTAATTTGCTCTACTGGTCCTTTTTCAAAACTACCAACGAGTGATGCTACATTATCTACTGTAGCGTTAACGACGTTAGTTAGATCTCTTTCCAGTACAACAACACCTGGTGAAAGCTGCGTTGATGCCATGTTTGTATACTCCTAGAACGGGTCAATACGGATGCTATTAGTATTTAGAAAAAATGATGTTTTCAGCGGGGAAACATGACGTGAGCATACTACCAGTCTGGGTATTCTCCTTCTTTTACTTTCTTTTTTCTACGTCTTGAAACTCTTTTAACTGTGCATTCCTTGCACTCATATGCATAGGCGGATGGTGTATGTCCTCTGTCTTTCCTCGTATGATAAAAACCGTCAATGAGGTCAAACGTCCTAAGACATTTCCTGCACCGACGGCTTACAAATAGTAAATGCTCTAATTCTAATTCCTTGTCAAATTCCATTCCAGAATGTGTCTACCTGAGTAGTTTGCATATTTCTTGATACTATATACAATCCTACATTACATAGAAACCAGAGAGCATTAGTTATCCATGCCTGTCTCCAACAGTATTTTCTATTAGTCTGCACGATATACATGTTTCTTTCATTCATTGTTGAGTCAACAGATAGAGGTCTGACCTTAAGAATTTGCTCAAGAATAAATGAGATTCCACATCCTATAGCAAAGATGTAAAACATTAGGTTTAAAAAACCTGCGTTGATTAGTAAGAATTGTATCATTTGTGTTGTAATTTTTGTACTACGGTTTCCTTTTGCATTGGTGCGACATCATTTAGACCTGTGGCATCAAACCATGGTGCCTCTTCCCAATCAAACCCTTCACCGAATGTATTATCAGGTGCCATGACATACCAATGACACTTAGCGTCTGGTATATCTACAGCACAGACTGCCCAATCATCTGCCCACTGAGGCACTTGCACATACATCACTGGTAAGTGATTAGCAAACAATGAAAGTATAAAAGAGAAGATGATCATCCTTTTTTAAATGCTCCTACTAAAGTTTGAATGAACACCTTTGCTGCTGAGTTCCATGCATCTTTTGAATCACCACTCAATTCATCAAACATATACATGTTCAATCTAAATGCATAGTTTGCTTCAGCAATGATGTCATTGATCTTACTGGTGTCAGAGGTGACATTATCCAATCCCTCTCTGTACTTAGTCTTGAATGCTTTCTTGTCATCAATCTTAGGAAAGTCATAGAAGTGTAGACCCTCACCCTTTGGTAGGTCTAGTGCTTTCTCTGCTATGTTCCTCAGTATCTGTCCACCAGATAGGTCACCAAGGTATCTTGTGTAATGATGTCCTACTAATAAGTAGGGATCTTTATCTGCTACCTCATGTATCCTCTCTGTGTATTGAATACATGCTTCAGATGGTTTGACCTCCATCATCCAGTTAGGACCATAGTAGTATCTCAAGTCCCATTTTAAAAAATTTAAACGATTCAATTCCTTGAAGTAGATTGGTTTGAGGAACTCATCATCCTCTAGTCTCTCCATCTCCTCTTCTAATGCAGAGTATACGAAGTAGAAATCTTTTATTAACGTTCTATAATTCTGTTCACTTATTACACCACGCAGAAAAGACCCCACAAACTTAGTGCTCTCTGCTGCTGTGTGGGATCTCTTGGTGCCTGTCTTTAATTCTGCTGCTAACATTATCCTTGATCCTTAATCAAAAAATGTTTTTTGATCACTGATACTTGATCTTCATACTTAGCAATCATGTTTAGTTCTTCTTCAATTGCTTCCATAACATTTGAATGCTCACCTATACCAACAGGATTCTTTAGGTACACTTCGACATTCATCTTATGCTTTTGGATATCTCCTTGTGCATGTGCTAGGAGTGCTGAGACTATCTGATTTCTCATGTGTATACTGTAATCGTCATACAATTATACAGTATTTAGAATTCTTTGTCAACTCTCAAACTTTTCGTTCATCATAACTTTCATCACAACCACGAAGATGGTAGTGAGTGTAGCAGTACCTGCTGCTATCTCGATGAACATTATAAGTGGGTTCATTTCTTTGGATACAACCTCGATATTTTTTCTTTACGAATCTTTTCTTTATTTCTTCTCTCTTCTACCTTCTCATCCCACCACTTAACAGGCCACCTTTGAAGTTTCAAGGCAGCAATCCATAATTTTTTTCTGGGAAGGTGAAATTTCATATCATACCTAGAGAACCTGCAGTGAATCCCACTGCACAAAAGAATGCAAACTCATAGAGTGCATAGTATGGACTATTGAAAAACGAATTGACCTGCATTGGTGTATGTGTATAGTGCTACTGTGAGTAAGAAAGTGATTTGATACATTATGATCCTTGGTAAACTGGAGACATTAACCCACCACCTTGATCATCATCGTCATCTCCATCAGATGCTCTCATGATTAACTCAAAGAGTACGAGTGTAGCAAAAGGATAGAAGCACCAAAGAATGGCTGCAAAAGGTGATATTTCGTGTGTGGCAGCAAGATCGCCCATATGTATTAAGATTTGTTACTAGAAGTATTTAGTTTTGTAAAGTTTTAGGTGAGTAATTATACCAGTACACCCATAGGGATAGCAGAAATAACTGCCACCATAAAGATGTACGGTACAACTTTCAAGGGTACTGGTACGCTTTTCATTACACGTAACCAGGAATGATTTGACCTGTTGTTAGGTAAGCACCTAAACCTGCGATGATGCCGAGCATAGCAAGTCTGCCATTAAATTTCTCAGCAATAGTTTTTTGTTCTTTATCTGTCATTAGAAAATACCTGGTATGATTTGACCTGTTGTTGCGTATGCACCGACTGCTGCTACGAAACCTAGCATTGCTGCCCATCCATTAAATCTTTCTGCTTCTGGTGTCATGATTGAGTTACCTTTTTGAATTGTGAATTGTGAATTGAATTTCATCTCTTTAAAAGAGACCTGGTGCTATCCATCCGAATAGACCATAGTTGATAGTGCCGATCACTAGACCGAGCATTGCGAGACGACCATTGATCAACTCTGCGTTCTTCCAGTAGTTCATTAGAATATACCTGGAATGATTTGTCCTGTGGTGATGTAGGCACCTAATAGTGCAACAAAACCAACCATTGCCCAACGACCATTGACTTTCTCAGCGTTCTGAGGATAGCCTTCGTAGGACACAGACTCATCTATGTAAGGACGGGTCTCGTTTGGGAAAGCATTTTGTCTTCCACCTGATTCAGTAGTAACTGTCATTGAAATTAGTTTGTAAAGAACTGTAACAATATTATATATACAAGTATTAAGTTTTGTCAAGTACCGTGTGCCAGTTCTGTGACAGACATACGATTTCTTAATGATTCGTATAGGTTTTCCTTATCAGTGTAAAGGTTTATATATAGTGCAAGGTAAAATATACCAACATGAAAAAATTATTACTCCTTGGTATGGTAGCAGGACTCGGTTCTCCTGCGATGGCGAGCATCACTCATAAGATGCAGTCGAGCGTACAGTTACAGACTAACGCAGCTGCGACACAAGTTTCAAGAATCGGAAGTACATATACTGTCTCAGGTAATGGTGTTTCTACTGCTGTAGGGGATGCTGCCTTGAACGTAGGTGGTCTAGGTACACTCACAGATGGAGTAGGGCAAGGTTCTATTGCTACTGCTACTCACACTGCAGGCACAGCGTTCTCATTCTCTCAATCATTTATTGAAGGTGACGCTATACAAACTACTGCTCCAAGTTTAGGTGCGGTTAGTGCGTACTCAGACCAGACATCTACTGGTGTAGGTTCAGGTACTGGTACAGGTACAGTGACATCAGCACATGCTGTAACAGCAGTTGGTGGTGGAAGTGGTACATCAAGTATAGGTCAGTTCGTAACTGAATTAAATATCAACTGATGAGTAATGAAAAGGATACTTGTCATGGTTGTGGGTGCATATGTCCTTGCGAGTGCGAGGACTGTATCAGCTGTGCCTGTGGTCCCCAACTTTACACAGGGCAGTATGACTTCGGTGACAACCCAGACTGTCACTACAAATGAGACCATAAATAGTATGGATTATGCCACAGGCTGGACTTATTCGGTCAGTGGCTCAGGGGTAGAACTTGAATCAGGTAGTACTAATGTAGCACCTGATGTGACTACTACACAAACTAATACCGTAGACGGTGTGACTTCAACATGGACTGGATTAGATTTATCAACAAACAACAAACCAAATTGGGTGCAATCCGAGCAAGGAGGAGCGTTCCAATTTACAGAGCATTACTCAGGACCAGGTCTTCAGACTCATACAATAATACAGAGAGAAACCACCGTAAATTCGGTCACAGAATCAACCAGTATATTCTCAAACTGACTGCTATCACTGCACTTTCTACATGTGTACCTGTGTATGCAACAGATGTGGGAGGTGTTTCTGCTACAGCAAATCCAGTCGCTAATTCTAGTGGCTCAGTGACCAACCAGGCAATACAAGTTTTACAAGGTCCTTATATTACTAACACCTATGGTGATGGTATATCTTGTCAGACTGCTACCGCCAATTTTACACCATACATCACCAGAACAGGAACATGGCAAGATCCTTATGAAGGAATCTTTATGGATCCTGTGTACAACAACGCTGACAATGATGATGACAACATACCTGACAATCCAGGTGAGATACTCTACTACATTCCCACACGTACAGGTCAGAAGTCTACACAGAATATTAATTTAGGTTTTAGTGCTACCATATCCATACCATTAGATAGAGAAGCAAGAGACAAATGTATGGAAGCAGTTGCTTTACATAATGAATATCGTATGCAGATGACTGCCAATAAACGCCTTGACTTTGAGATAGCCAGGTTAAAAAATTGTGGAGAATTGAAAAAACAGGGTATAGTCTTCCATCCTAAGTCACCATACTATAGTGTATGTGCTGATGTTATGTTGATAAATGCACCTAATGTAGTAGGTCCTCACACACATGAGATTAAACCTACTGGTAATGCTAGTGATCTAAAAGAAATTTCTATAGGAAATAATTCTAAGTTATGATTTCTTTTTAATTTTTAAAGGAGGTAGTCCTTTCTTTTCACGATATTTGTTTGTTCTTATCTCACTCTTAGATAACTCACGATGACGACCTAGTTTTTTCTGGGCGGTAGTTGTGAGTTTTTTAATGATTGGTTTTATGAGTCTTAATAACAATGGTGTTGCAGCAGCTCCTGCTGTTGCAATTACTGCTATTGCCACTGTGGTTGTTGCTTGATTTGCAGAGGGTAAAAATTTCTCTACTGCTGTAGTTGGTTCATACAATGTCACACAGGTAGTGCCTTGTAATTCATGTCCAACAACTCTTTCATCACCAGACTGTGTGATGTCACCAACTCTCAGTTGTGCAGGACCAGGACATTCTATTTCTTTATTACCAAGATCACCTGTAGGAGGAACCTCTGGTGGATCTATCTCTGGTGGTGGTTCTACAACAGGTGGTGGTGTATCTACCTGTATTAATAAATCTTCTGGTGTGTAATCCATCGCATCATACGTTGGATACTGTGCATCACAAAGAACCCTCGTCCCATTGGAATCATCTTCCTTTAGGTTGGGGGTTTCTCTATTGTCTGCTGCGTCAGGGTGATACTTTACACAACCTGGCATGTTCACTACAGGTGAACCTATGTTTAATATAAAAGGATATACCTTTGTATGTGGAACATAATTGTATATGCCAGGTGCTTCTATGCTAGGTATGTTTATATTTTGTACCCCGATCTGAGGTATCTCACTCATTAGAATGGAAGTCCAGTGCTTGGAGCTGGCAATGCAGGACCTGTGGTTTTTGGTATAGCATTAGTGATGCCACCACCTATACTAGGCATGACAGATTTCATTACTTTACTCTTCACGTTCTCTATGATGGCATCCTTTTGTGTATAAAGATAAACGCCACCCCCAACAACGGAAAGAGATATAACGAAAGACGAAATAGCAAGTACATTAATGATTTTTTGCATGATATTTATTTGTCATTTGGAATAATTTTTACAGGAGCTGATTCAATCCTGATAGTTTGTGCAGGTGCAGTCTCTGATGCTTTGGCGATAAGAAACTCCATATCTTTTTTAGATATGTTTGCACTACCACCATCAGCACCATTTTTCTTTTTGCCTGCTGCTTGGACTCCGAAAGTAGCCAAAGTTCCTGTGAAAACTGAAGCTATAAATGTCGGATCAAGTTTTTGTTCAGGTATGTTAAATGCTGCTGGTAATTTAACATATGCCAAGGTTAAAATACCTGCTGACCAGACAAGCACAGCTAATCTAACAACGGTAGATAAGAATGCTAATTGTTCTTCTTTATCATCAATATTTTCTTTAATTTTACCGATGATACCTTTTGGTTTTTCTTTTTTAACTGCTTCAGTCATCTAACTTACCTTTTTTTAATAATTTTTGCAATTCAGCTGTTGATCCTACAAATAATGCATTAGTGACATTGTTAGGACTTTTATCTTTTGGTTCCTTAATGTCTTTCACCTTTTTCTGTAGGTCTAATAATTTATCTGTGGCATCAGCCACACTTTTAATTATCTGTCCAGTAACTTCATAAGCTCTGGCAGATCCACTCTCTTGAGAAATCTCCATGATACCATCAATAGCTTCTTGACCTTTCTCTATTAATGAATAGAGATGACCACGAGTATATTCATAATCACGATCAAGATCGTCTTTGTCACACTTGATTGGTTTGACATTATCAATCTCAATAGGCTCGGAAGTATCCTTAACTATATCTAATGCATCATCAATTTCATCAAATTTCATGACTTATACGTCCTTTTGTTGTGATGGAGAATACTCTTTGAAGTCCTCAAAGAAAGAAGACATCTCATTGAATCCAAAGTCATCACCAGAGGCGATAAGTGCATCATCACCAGTAAGTGGTAAGGTTGCATCTCTAGATCCACTAAGTAT